GGGATTGGCTAGAACATTGGCGAATATATACAAGTTCGGAACAGATGCTGTGAATGGATATAAAAATGGAGGGGTGGCGGGGTTGGTTTCAGAAATTTCTGATCCGTATGCTAATATGTATATAACCGAAAACAGTGATGGTTTTATATATCATTTGCCGTGGTTGTTAAGTAATGGTAGTAACTTGAGGAAAATTAACAATTCTTGGAAAGATGAAACGGGTAAACCCCTATCTTCGTCTGGAACTTCAAATAGTAATTCAGGTATGGGTGATATTTTAGGCACTTTGGCTGGAATAGCTGCAGGAGCTGTGTCACCAGGGTATGGAGTAGAAAAAATACAAAGTTTTGATCAAACATCAAATTTTTCTTTAAACATTACATTTCCCTTATACAATACAATTTCTGTAGAATCTACTTTTAGAAATTATTGTTTTGTAACTTTAATTTCGTATCAAAATTTAAAAAATAGAACTTCATTAATATCATATGTACCTCCTTGTGTATATGAAGTAGAGTCTTATGGTGGCGGTGGTGTTTATATGCCCATGGCATGCATAGAAAGCTTATCTATAGACAATATTGGCACTGTGAGATTGATGAAAGAATTTGCAGATTATGTAGGGGATACTCCTTTATTGATACCGGAAGCTTATATGGTATCAATTACTTTAAAAGAAATGATACCACAAAGTGCTAATATTTTTGCGGCTACTATGGGCGGTAAAAAAGTTAAAGTGAGTTCGCCTTTGGCTGGAAATAGTTCTAATCCAAATATACCAAGAAACGCACCAAACGAGTTGGGATAAATTAATATGAAAAAAATAGATATACCAGAAATTTCTAATAGCATATATAAATACGAAAATTATTTCAATATATATGAAACAGATCAAGGTTTAAGATTTTTTAATATTTTACGTAATATTTCAGTATTTCCTGCTAATAATAGTGAAGCGGAAGAAGAATATTTAACAAAATCTCAAGATACTTGGTATTCAATATCTTATGATTTTTATGGTAATTTAAATTTGTGGTGGTTGGTTTGTTTGTATAATCAGGTAATTAATCCCATAGCCCCTATGGGCAAAGATAAACCATTAAAAATACTTAAACCAGAGTATGTGGGATTGGTTTTATCTGAATTACAAAAACAAATAAAATAATTCAATATGCCTAAAAAAATAGTAAAAGAGATAGATAATGAAGACATATTAGTCGACGGATCATTTTATAAAGGCAATGAAAACCTCTTGAGAGGTAATGCTTCTTTAAAATGGTCTGAGGATATGTTGGAGGATTTAAAGTTATGCAGAAAAAGTATTTTACATTTTGCGGAAAATCATTTTTATATTATAACTCTTGATGAGGGCAAAACTAAAATTGAATTATATAAATTTCAAAAACAATTATTAAAATCTTTTAAAAGTAATAGATTCAATATAGTATTAGCTAGTAGACAGGTGGGAAAAAGTACATGCATAACTATGTATGCTCTTTGGTTGGTATGTTTCTTTGAAGATAAACGTATTACAATTGTAGCAAACAAAGCAGATACAGCAGAAGAAATATTTTCTAGAGTAAAAATGGCATTTGAAGAATTGCCGTTGTATTTAAAACCGAGTGTTAAATCTTGGAGAAAAAATGGTTTTGTTTTGGCAAACGGATCAGCCATTCAAGTTAGTACCACATCTTCTGCAGGCCCTCGCGGTTCTACTAGTAACCTTCTTTTGATAGATGAGATGGCACATTGCCCTAATGAAGTTATGAAAGAATTATGGAAAAGTGCTATTCCTATTATTTCTTCTTCAAAAAATTCTCAAATTATAGTTATTAGTACTCCTAACGGTACAGAAAATAAATTTTACGAATTATACCAAGATGCACAAAAAACAGAAAGTGAATGGAATTTGGAAGTTGTTAATTGGTGGGATGTGCCGGGAAGGACTGAAGAATGGAAAAAATCCACTATAGCTCAATTAGGATCACAAGAAGATTTTGATCAAGAATTTGGAAATCAATTTCATGCTTCAGGTAAAACGGTTGTAGATTCTGCTTTATTAGCTGAACTAAAGGCTAGGTGCAAAGAACCTGTATTAGCTTTGGATGATGGATCTTATAAAATATATAACATGCCCACGGAAGACCATTTTTATGTGGTTGGGGTGGATGTTAGTGAGGGTATAGGAAGGTCTAATACAGTTGCACAAATTTTGGATGTATCAGATTTACAAAATATAGAACAAGTTGCTGTTTATTCTAATAATCAAATAAGTCCGTATTTGTTCGGAACTAGGTTGATGGGTATATTAAATGATTGGGGTAGACCACCTATATTAGTAGAAAATAATAACAGTGGACAACAAGTTTTAGATGTTTTGGGTAAAATACACAATTACGAAAATATAATTTCATATTATGCTGAAGGGGTAAGCAAACAATATAAAAATGATCAACGATTAGGCATACACAGCCACACAAATACCAAATACAGAGGCACTGCAAATTTTAGATATTGGACAAATTCTTTAAATGCTTTAAGGTTTTATGATTTTGAAACATTGTTGGAGATGAATAATTTTGTACAGCATCCGAATTATACATATAGTAAAAGAACTAATAATGATTTAGACGATCGAGTATTTGCCTTAATATGGGGTTTATTTATTTTAGATCCACATATAGTAGAAAAATGTTTTTATATTCAATCAACGGACGATCAAGGTAGACCTTTATCCATTAAACCTCTTACAGACAATAAAGATTTGATAAGAAAAAGTCCGTTATTTTATGGTTCGTCATCTATACATAAAAAAATTGTCAATAATTACACTCCATTGGCTTATGTGGGGGGTAATTCAAACGAAGCGTTTCAAGAAAGTGCACAGATGGAAATAACCGATTGGCTAAATGAAATATATGGAGATAAAAAAGCAGATAATATAAAAGAACACAATCCATTAAATGAACATTCACCTACAGAAGAGCATAAATATCCTATAATGGTTTTTTAAATTATGAATCAATCTGTATTAAATAAATCCCGTAATGACAAATTCATGTTTTTGTTTGGGTTGCCTGCTATTTTTAAAAAAATGTATGACCCAATATTAAAGAGGGATCTTCATGATGATAAGATAGAATTTTCAGTATATGGCATATCTACACCAACAATAAGTGTACCTTCAGTAACATTGGGATATGCTGGTCAAACTTATAAAGCAAGTTCATTTTCTCGACCAGATTATCCACCTTTAGAATTAAGATTTTTTTTAGACAACGGATATCAAAATTATTATATACTATCTCAATGGTTGAATTTATTTAATGATGCAAAAGACTCTGATACCGAAATAGTAACTTCACAATCTATTCCATTCAAACAAAGAGAACCTTTGGCAAATCCAATGTCCGATTACACAACAACATTAAGCGTTGTGACATTGGATGAATATAACAATAAGCTTATTACGTTTCAATATACAGATGCATTTATAACTAGTTTAGGGGGTTTAAATTACTCCCATCAAGAGGGTGTAGAATTGTCATGCACAGCCACTTTTGCATACAATCAATTTTATACGATTTTAAATAAAAATATTAATGAGTGTAAAGATTGTAATAGTTTTGAAAATAACTGTTAAACATTATGCCTAACGATTCTTCTTCTTTAACTCTAATAAGAGATCAATATTATAACATTCGTATAACGATGTATAATATGATTAATAAGGTTCCTTTTAATATTCCTTTTAAGGGGGTTGATGGTCTGGTTATAGAAGAAACTTTGGCGAACTGGTGGACAAAGGGATGGATAATATTAAAAAATGATTTTGAAATATTAGAAAGAGGGTCTAAAGAAACGTCTGAGGCTAAAGCAATAGACCCATTATACATATTCAGGCATGATGGTAGAAATAAACTTAATATAAAAATAACTCCAGTTTTAAATGAAGATAATGAAATACCTAAAGATAAATGGGAAATGGATTATGATTTCATAATATATGATATAGAAGATATGCCTTCACCTAATAGTGTTAGGAAAAGTAAAAAATTATATTTTATAGATGAAAGATATCAGTTGTTTAACGAAAGAAACATAGCATGGTCTACTTCTACACACGGACCAGCTTCAAAAGTTAGTCAAACTCCCTGGAAATTACCAGATGAACAGAGAACAATGAATGCTAATATGGCAGTAGCTTCTATTATTAAATCTGCTGCTGGCAAAGATTTGAATAATCAAACTGCATTGAGCAATTATATGGTGGGTTATGATGACATAGGTTCTATAAACAAACCCAATAAATCTATTGACGATATAGACAATTCAAATTGGAATTCTGATGGTTCTTTAGCAGCAGAATCTGAAGCAGCGGTTTTATATACCTCTCCAGCAAATGCAAATGTAATGGATGATTTAAATTATATATTAAACTTTACAAAAGGTTCAGACCATGGTCCGGTTTTTTTAAGGTTTGGAAGAACAACAAAAGATAAAAAGTGGCAATTATTATCTTTAACAGATTATTTCAGTAAAGCAGATCAAATAGAAAGATTAGTGTTGGAAGATGGTTTGGATCCTATGAATAAAACATATATACCTAGGGCTAGTATGACTAAGGATAAAAATATAATAAATTTTACTTCGGGACGAGCTTCTTTAATTAAAAAATATAAATTTACACCAATGGCTGCTATTGATGACGCGCGAATAATAAACAGACCAATGCATCACTATGATTTTTCTAAAGGAGAATATACTATAACACATACAGATAACAGAGCAATTGATGTTATGAATAAACTTAAAGAAATAGCATCTAAGGGATTGTATAATTTTACCGGTGGAAGCAAAGGAAAACCACAATTGTTGTTGAATGTTAATAAAACAAAAACTAAAGGTTTGAGTATTGTTAATCAGTTATCTGTACAACAACACGGGCCTTCTAATTTTTCACAAATACAAATGATTAAAGATTCAATTTTCTTAAATCAAAGTTTATATTTTCAAGCAGAAGGTTTAACTTTTCGTACTCCTGGAAAATTTATTTTTATAGATAGATTGGATTCGAATGAATTAAATATTTTTGATGATAAATTTTTAGGGCAATGGTTTGTGACAAAAGTAACACATTTTTTTACACAAGAACAATATTTAACAGATGTAATTGCTACTAAAATAGACAGTTACAACAAATGTTGGGAAGAAGAAGACCCAAATTATTAATATATTATGAGTCCAGAACATTTAAATAAAAGATTACAAGAAGTTAAAATAAAACAATTACAATCATCAAATAAAAGTGGTCTTATGCCATCATACGGACAAATTGCAAAAAATGTAGGGTCTAGTTTGATGAAAAATACAATTA